CGGCAGTACACGCCGTACGACACGCGCACCGAGTTTCAGAAAGGGCTCGAAAGCGGTCGTCGGCGGTTCGAAGGCGGTTTGCGCGGCGCAGTTGCAATGGGCGCTACCGCGTTGGGTGCGGATGAATTCGCTCGTTCGCAAGCGCGTACGGCTGCCGAAGTGATGGTGCCCCAGCCTCAAGACGCCCCTCGTATTAGCGACATCAACCAAGTCGAGTCGTTCAAAGACCTCTGGGACTACGTCGAGTACGGGCTCGGTTCTACGGTGGCGTCCACGGCAGCAGGAACTGCAACGGGAGGCGTTGTCGGCGCGGCCAGGGGCTTGACCGCAGGCGCAGCCGCTGCCGGCGCACTCAGCGGTGCGGAACAGGGCGGCGCCCTCTTCGCCGAAGAAGTACAGCGTCTGCCCAACCGTGACCCTCGTGAAATTGCGGCCGCGTCCGCAGTGGCAGGCGCCGGTATGGGCGCGCTCGACGCGCTGCCTCTCGTGCGCGCGTTCGACCGGCTGGGCGCCGGGCGCATGGGGCGTCGTATCGTGACCAACGCGCTCAAGAGTGCGGGAGAGGAAGGCGCGACGGAAGGCGCGCAGACGCTCATCGAGCGTAACACGCGCGCGTTTCTCGACGACAACTACGACGTTTTCGACGAGGAGGGCCGGAATGAGCTTCTCAATGCTGTTGCGATGGGTGGGCTCATTGGTGGTGGGCTTGGTGGCGCGAGTGGCGTTCTCCCAAGCTCACCGTTCCGTGATCGCGTGGCTGACTTCGAAGCTGAAGATGAGCTTCGTCGTCTCCGCGTGGGCAAGGCTGCGAACGCGCTTCGCGAATTGGACCCAGAGTCTGGGCCACTGGTTGACGGACTGGTAGAAGCCGACGACATCGACGGGCTCGAGGACCTGGTTGTCAATCGATCGGCCGCGTTTGGCTTCACTGGTGAAACGACCTTTCCAGACCGCGCGCCGGATAAGAATTATGGCGACTCCGTCCGGCCTTCGCGCGAAGGCATCACAACGGTTACCAACCCGTTGTCGCGTGGCATTGCATCGGATCTGCGCGATCCTGCCTCGTTGCCATTGCCGACCGTCGGAGACGCCGGCTTTTCCGATGTACAGCGGCGCGCACGGCTGACGCTGGAGAACTTCCATAAGCGTAAGGCCGAGCGGGCGCGTGCGCGGGCCCAGGCGTCGTTTGCGCGTGAAGCCGAGGACCGCGATCAGGAGATCGCCGACCTGCTGGGTCAGCTCGAAGACGATTCGAATCAAGCCGCGCCGGAGATCGACGATTTCGCAGATCCGGATGACGTTGCTGATTTCGACTACACCACCGGACGGACCCTGAACCTCGACGCGTTCGAGGAAGACCTATCGCCGGAAACCACGCTCAGCCGCCGTGCCTACGAGGCCGGGTACATGGTGGATGAGAACACAGGCGAGATGATGGAGATCGACGCATCTCCCGCCGAGCGTGCCATCGCCGCCGCCGAACGAAACCGGCCCGACTTGGCGGCGGAATCCCGCCCGCTCGACGAATACCTCGCTGAGCAGTTCCAGATGCGGAACAACCAGCGTGGACAGACCATGGCCGACGCGATCAACGCGACGAAGGGTCCGCAGGCGCTGGACGAGTTCTTCGCGCGCGAGGCCGAGCGCGTGTACATGAACGAACTGGCGCGCGCCCGTCGCGACAACGCGGAGTTGTCCGAAGGCATGCGCGAGAACGCTCGCCGTGCCAAGAAGAAAATGCCTGGGGGTGCACCGAAGGGTAAGCGCGAGGCTTTCCTCGAGCGGGCGTATCAGAACATGACGCCCCAGGAGTTCCTGAACCTTTTCGATACCACGCAACGCCACAAGGTGCCGCGGCAACTTCGTTCGGACCCTGAATCGGCCGTGCTTGAGGGCAGTGATAGTGTGGTGGTCGATGTCAACAAGTCGTCCGAGGGAGCGCGGTCGCGGGTGCGGCGTGCGTGGGAGCAGGGCAAGCACCTGTGGATGACGTACATCGAAGACGCCAAGGGTGCGCGGGCGATTCGCATGCCCACGACGCTGAAGGGTTATTACGAGCAGACCCTGGGCAACGACGATATCAACGACGCGACGCCGGCTGAACTGTTCGACGCCTTCGTACGATTCAACGCCGAGCTGAATGACAAAGGCTACTCGCTGGCGCAGCGAGGGGACATGATCATTGGCGTGATCAACGGTGCGCCGGTCACCCTGAGCGAGGCACGGAGTCAGGCCGACGAAGGTCGGAACGAGTTTCGTCGCAAAGAGGAATTTGCGCGACGGGTCCTCGAAGAGAAGGTCAAGGAAGCCGCAGCCGCTTACCGGGATTCCGGCTCGGAGAGCGATTTTCTCGCACTCGAGAGCGCGCGCGACGAGCTTGACCAATTTGACGACAAGCGAGCCGCGGAAGTCGCGCTCGACTCGTCTGAATGGGAGAAGCGCGCGGCAGATGCCGACGACATGAATCTGCCGAGCCCGGAATTCGCATCGAAAGAGGCGGTGCGGTTCCGGACAAACTACAACGCGCTTGCGAAACAGATCGCCGCGCGTGCCAAGGACCGCAAGTTGGCGGAGAAGCTTTCACAGCTCGCTGTCACCGTCATGGACATGAAGGATGGCGCGGCGATTGCTGAGCTGCTGAAGTCTTCGCTGTCCCCTGCTATGCAGGAAGCAGTCAAGAAAATCGCAGGCACACTAAAGCCCGGTCTGTCCCAACGGTCGAAGCTGGTCGATGCACTCGATGCATTAGTGCTACGAGCGCTGGAGCAGAGCGCGGGTCAGGAGTTGAAGACCGGTCTGACGCTGCGGCGTGATGATGAACTCCTGGCAGTCAAGGCTTCTGAGGATATCTACGACAAGACAACTTCGCAGAAAGTGCTCGCGAAGTGGAAGGCCGCGCGTGGGATTAAAGAAGACCCCGCTGCGGAGAGCGCTGCCGCGCGAGAGAGAATGGCCCGGCACCGCGCGTGGGCCGAAAAACGCGCCGCTGAAAACGAACTTCAGCAACAGCACGCGGCCATGGCGGCGCTTGATGAGATGGAGATCGACCGCTCCACCGCCGGCCTGAACGGCTGGAACGCCGGTCGTGCCGCCGCGCCGACGGTCCGTAAATTCGAGGTTCGCGAATCGCGAATACTGAACGACTGGCTGCGCGCCTTCGGGGTAAAGCGCACGGTCACCTTCGTTACCGCGGACGAGATCTACGGCCTGAAACCCTCGGCGGTCCCGGACAAGGTCCGCGCTGCCTTGCGTCAGGAGTTCCTCGGCAACACCCGTGGCGCGGCGATCCGGGTCAACAAGCAGGCTGAGCTGTTCGTCGCCATCAACCCGTCCGTGACCGACCAGCGGGTCCGTCAGGCCGTTCTCGCTCACGAGCTGGGCCACGCCGTGTTCAAGGACTTCGTCTACGGCCACCTGACCAAGGACACCCTGGTCCGGGACATGCAGACCGAGTTCGAGGCGTGGCTGAAGAAGACCAAGGGCAAGAGCCTGGGCGACGTGCTGGCTAGCAAGCTGGCGAAGGACCTCTTCGAGGCCTATGCCGAGGACCCCTCGGTCGACATGACGGTCCGGCTGCGCTCCCTGCCACAGGATCAGATCGACTACTACCTGAGCTTCGAGGAATGGTTCGCAGACCAAACCTCGCGCTGGCTGAAGCGCCAGAAGCCCCTCCCCCCGGAGGGTCGGGTAGCCCGGTTCTTCTGGCGCGCTGCAGAGCTTCTCCGTGCGATCTGGGGGGTGTTCGAGGAACAGGAATACCGCCCGGCTGCCTCGGTCGACGCCTTCCTCCGGGGCACCGTCTACCGGGCGCACGGCGTCTACGCCGACCGGTGGATTGAGACCCTCTCTGGGCACATCCCGTACCCGCAGGACGTCGTCCGGGCGGTCGATCAGACCCTGCTCGCCCCCCACGCCGCGGAGGTGCTCAACGCCGCGCTCCTGCAGCGCCTGGGGCCGTTTACGGACCAGGCCATCCGGCAGACGCGCCGCGCCTTTGACGCGCTCCTGAAGCCCGAGGAGCGTCGTGTGGTGGGCCGTGTGATGAGCGCGTGGCACGTCCGGAAGCAGATCCTCGACTACGTCGGGGCCAACCACCCCGCCCTCTTCGACCGGGCGGTCGCGGATCCGACCATGGCCATGGCGATCGGCTACCAGATGTGGGTGCAGAGCAACCTGAACCTCGGCCCGGACGGCAAGAACCTGTACACGAAGCTCGACAAGGCGCTCGACGACGCCTTCGGGCTGGTCTCCCAGCACCAGCAGGCCGAGACCGTCCTGACGGCCCTGCAGAGCGGCCTGATGACCCTGCGCCGGCACAACAAGGGCTACTTCGTCCTGCGCTCCCGGACGGCCCGAGACACGGTCCTGAAGCGCGCCGGGCAGGCCACCATGGATGCCTACAAGGCGCTCGCGCCGCTGGTCGAGGGGCTCCTCTACCCGGTCCAGCGCCGGCTCCTGAACACCGGGGTGCCCGAGCTGCGCCGGCTGGCCGAGATGATGGCCCCGATCGCCGGCCAGCAGCGCGCGGACGAGCCCTACCTCGTGGCCAAGTCCCGCCGGCTGGCCGAGCTACAGGGTCGCTACCAGCGCATGGCCGAGCAGTGGGACGAAGACCTGAAGCGGGACGTGTGGGACCTCCTCTACGACCCCGACCGGCTCAAGACGGCGAAGGACTCCGAGGCGGTGCGCGCGGCCCGCAAGGTGCAGGCGCTGTTCCGGCTCTATCGGCGCTACGCGGGTGACACGCTCGACATGGGCACTCGGCAGGACTACTTCCCCTGGGTCTTCAACACCCAGGTGCTGCACGAGGACGCGCCTGCGTTCCTCGCCATGCTGCGGCAGCCGAAGCATGCGGCAAAGCTCGCTGGGATCGCCAAGGCGTGGGGCGTGAGCGACTACAACGACGTGCCGCAGATGATTCTGGACCGCATCCTCGACGAGAAGGGCAACGCGACCCTCGGCAATGCGCCGCGGAACATCCAGCACTCGCCGTTCTTCGGCTTCAGCGCCGTGCGCGTGCTCGACTTCCTCTACAGCGACGGCACCCAGGCCGAGCGCGACGTGCTGCGTTCTTGGATGGACCAGAACCTCGACCACACGGTCTACATGTACACCGAGCAGCTCGTGAAGCGGGCGGAGTTCACGAAGCGCTTCGGGAAGAACGGGGACGCGTTGACCGTGCTGCTGAAGCAGGCCGAAGCGAACGGTGCGAGTCAGGAGGAGATTGCACTCGCCCACGACTTTGTCGCGGCGATGCTCGGCTACCACGGTCGGGAGACGAACCGGGCGCTGCACCGCCTCTTCGGCAAGGAAGCGCCGGAGAACGAGGTCATCAACCCGGTCCTGAAGAACGTGATGGCCGGCACCATGGTGGTCCAGAACCTCGCGCTGCTCGGCCTCGCGACGTTCACCTCACTCATCGATCCGCTCACCGTGGGTGTGCGCACGGGCAGCTTCAGCGGCGCGATGCGGGCGTATCGCGTGGGGCTCGGTGAAGTGGTGCAGGCCATCAAGAACCAGGTGCCTGGGCGCCAGAAGCAGATGTCCCGTGCCGAGGAGCTGGCGCGCGGGATCGGTATCATTGAAGAGCGTCTCGTGATGGAGTCGCTGTCGTGGCAGTACTCCTCGACCTACTTGCCGCACTGGATGAACACCATCAACGAGGGGTTCTTCAAGCTCATCATGCTGAACCAGTGGACGCAGCTCACCCGCACCATGGCGACTGCCGGTGCCGAGCAGTTCCTGCTGGCCCACCGCAAGGGCAAGGGTGATTCTGGGCGCTACCTCGCCGAGCTGGGACTCCGGGTGGGCGACGTGAAAAAGGTGAAGGGGCAGCTCAAGATTCTGACGCGCGAGGAACGCGCGAAGGCGACGCCCGAGGAACGGGCTGCTGACGATCGCGTGCGCGCGGCCCTCTTTCAATTCGTCGACGAGTCCATCATTCGTCCGAGCCCGAACACTCGAGCCCTGTGGATGAGCGACCCGCACTTCATGCTCATCGGACACCTGAAAGGGTTCATGTTCGCTTTCCATGAGCAGATCCTGCGCCGCGTGTGGAACGAGGTCGGGCACCGCAACTGGGGCCCCGGCCTCATGCTTCTCTCGCTGGTGCCGGCGATGATGGCAGCGAACATGCTGCGCGCCGCGTTCAAGGAAGGTCTGACCGGTGAAGAACCGCCTGATGACCCGTTCTTCCAGGCGTTCTGGGAAGCCATGCAGCGTGCCGGACTCACCGGCATTTTCCAGGTGTTCTTCGATGCGAAGCGCGATGTTGAGTATGGCGGGACGCCGTTGGACTCGGCGCTTGGTCCGGCGTGGGACAACACTGTGTCGAAGATCCCCGAGATCATGAGCGGCGACGAGAGCGCCATCGTGGACCAGCTACCCTTACAGAACCTGTTTGGGTCTGTCTACGAAGAAGTGCTTCCGATAGAATAGGTCAAGCCATGGAGGGCTTGAAATGCGCGTATTCAAGGACGTGTACGCGCAGCGTCTGGCGACATGCCATGACGATCTGCAGCAGCTCTTCGAGGCTGTGAATCAGATCGTGCCGTGCTACCCGATCGTCGGGCACCGCACGAAGGCAGATCAGGACGCTGCGTTCGCGAAAAAAGCTTCGAAGCTTCAGTGGCCGCACTCGAAGCACAACTCGATGCCGTCTCTGGCCGTCGACGTCGTGCCTGACATGGTGCCTGAGACCGACAAGCTCGATCTCGACTGGAACTACATCGCCCACTTCTACTACCTCGCTGGCGTCGTCCGCGCCGAGGCGCAGCGCCTTGGCATCCGAGTGCGCTGGGGCGGGGACTGGGACAGCGACGGGAACCTGAAGGAAAACACCTTCAACGACCTCGTCCACTTCGAGCTGGTGACCTGAGATGGCGAAACGCGATCTGGTCATTACTCAAGGCAGCACGTTCTCCATGCAGGTTCGCTGGGAGCAGAACGAGCTGACTTTCAAGAACGTCACAGGCGTCACCAAGGCCGCGCCGCCGGTCGTCACAGCGACTGGTCACGGCATGCCCGACAATTGGCGCTGCGCGTTCACCAACATCGGTGGCATGGACGAGCTGAACGCCGAAGATCCCGAGTCCGTAGTTGACAGCGATTTCTACTTCATCGACTACATCGACGCGAACTCGTTTCGGCTGAAGAACGTCGATGCATCTGGCTACGGTACCTACACCTCGGGGGGCGTGCTTCGCTACTACGCCCCGGTGAACCTGTCCGGCTACACGGCGCGGATGCATGTTCGGCAGTCGCTCACGGCAACGACCACATTGCTCGAGCTGACCACCGAAAACAGCCGCATTTCTTTGGACTCTGACAGTTACGTTATCTCGTTGCTTCTCACCGCAACGGATACCGCAGAGCTGGATTTCACGTCCGGCGTCTACTCGTTGGAAATGGTCAGTGGCAGCGGGGCCGTCACAACGCTGCTGGAAGGGAAGGTGAAGCTCAACAAGGAGGTTACCCGATGAGCCAACTGAAGGTCGCGGATTATCCGCGCTCGGCGTACGAGGTGTACTGGGAGATGGTGCCGAATTCCGATCACACGGTCGTTCGACTCTATGCCTACGACACCGGAGAACTCGTCGAGGAACGCGAAGTGCTGGGTGGCAAGGAAGCCGCCTGCAATTTCATCGTCTCGCGGATGACCGCGTACCAGCGCTAAGGAGGGCTGACAATGGCACTTGCATTCTCCACCACGCTCCGCAACTCGCGTGCGGATCTCATCGACGACGCAGCGAACGGGGGTGCCGGCGCGGCGCTCATTCGTATCTACGACGGCTCTCGTCCGGCGACGGGTGGCACGGCTACCACGCTCCTGGCCGAACTGACGGCGTCGGATCCGATGTTTGGCGCCGCGTCGTCTGGCGCCATCACTGCGTCGGCCATCACCGCGGATTCGAGCGCGAATGCGACCGGCACCGCCACCTGGTTCCGCGTGGTCGACAGCGCGGGCACGTTCGTGATGGACGGCAGCGTTGGCACGTCTGGTTCGGACTTGAACCTGAACTCGACCAGCATCTCGACTGGTCAGAACGTGTCGATCACCTCGTTCGTCATCACCGAAGGGAATGCGTGATGGCGCTCGTCCTCAGGCATGCCACCGGAGCGCAGCTTGCCGCTGCGTTCCGGGGGCGCTTCCGCAACGCGGCTGGTCTGGAATCAGGCCGACTCGCTCGGTGGTTGCTCAACCGCATCGCCGACGGCACCTGGACCGACACGCGAGTGCGCAGCGCGTTTGGGCTCACCGTGACGCAGTACAACCAGCTCAAGACACGGCTGGAGGTGCGCGCCGCGCGTTACGACGCCGTGATCGCGGACGCAGGCGAATGAGCATCGTCAGCAGCGAGCACACCGTCGGTCACGCCCAGCGCGACGGGCGCCGGTACGTCACCGAAACGCACGTTGACAGCGAAGGGGTGACGCACACCTTCGAGTATCTGGCGGCGGAAGGGGTCGATTACGCAGCCGTTCGCGATGCGCGAGCCGTCGCACTCGCTGACCAGCTAGCGCAGCAGGAGATCGACGAGGTGCTCGGTGGCTAACATCTACGTCAGATCGTCGGACGGCAACGATGCCGACAACGGCTCGACGTGGGCGCTGGCAAAGGCGCTACTGCAGGGCGCCGCCGCCATCGACGCGGCGGGCGATGACATCTTCCTCGCGTCGTCACACAGTCAGTCGACAGCGGGCACGCTCACGCTCGCTTTTGCAGGGACGCCGTGGAATCCCGTGCGAGCGCTCAGCGTCAACGATTCGGCAGAGCCGCCGACGGCGCTGCTTGCGGGCGCCTCCATCGTCACGACGGGCGCCTCCGATCTGACCATCACAGGGTCGGCTTATCTGTGGGGCCTGACCCTTTCGGCAGGCAGCGGTGCAGTTAACGCGGACCTGAAGCTGAACGACATTGGTGCTGGCGACAACCGCCAGGTCTACGAGAACTGCACGCTGCGTCAAGGTGGCACCGGACCGTCCGCTCGCCTCGTCATCGGCGCCAACGCGTCGAGCAATAGCGATCCTAACTGGACGAAGTGGATCAACTGCACGGCGAGGTTCGCGCGCGCCGCTGGCGGAATCCTTGCGCAGTGCGGTCATTTCATCTGGGAAGGCGGCGGCATCGAAGCCGGCGGCACCGCCCTGACGACGGCGTTATTCCTCCCGCCTGTGTCCGGGCGCCCCAACATCGTCACGATGATCGGCGTAGACCTGACGGAACTCGGCGCAGCGTGCAGCATTTTCACCGCGTC